TGGAAGTTCTCAACAATTTTTAGATCAGCAACACCACAGGTATAGAGTTTGTCGATGAATTTCTCAAACTTCTTAGTATCTGTTTTCTTTCTTACAATGACCTTAACAATCTTATTCTCATACTCTGAAGTATTGAATGTCTGATAATCAGTGTCTTCGTAGAAGATCTTATAGAACAATCTGTAGGGATTGTTTATGGGTTGATGTTCCAGGGACTCAGTATCAAAAATAGTGAAGCCTCTGGGACTTTCGACATCATTCCAGAACATTTCATAGGGATTACCAAGATAGTACACGGTCCCATTGTCTGATCGAGAATGATAGTGTCCCGAAAAGACTTTCTCGAACTTATTAAAGGCTCTTGCGTCATGACCATGCTCCATGATATGTCCTGGAGTTGCGACGAAACCGTTGAGTTCAAGGTGTCCCATTGCGACTGGACATTTTGTCTTCTTGATAATGCTGTTGGTTTCTTTTTCGTTTTGTTCGTTGATCCAAGGAATGAATAGAATGGGGAGATCACCCACAGATACTTCTGTAGGAGAAGAATAAACCTTAACATTATCATATTCTTTTAGAAGAAGATCGACAGCATTAATATCATTAGTATTCTTATAATATGCATCATGGTTACCAACCATTAGATGCATGGTAATACCCCTTTCTTTGAGAGGATCAAACACAACTCTTTTTGACCACTTCAATGATTTGAATTCAATACCCTTTCGACTGTCAAATGCATCACCCATGTGAATGACAGTATCGATACCCTCTTTGTCTATGGTAGGAAAGAAGACATCGTTATAGAATTTTTCAAAGTAATCATGAAAGAGTTTGGATCCCTTTCTCGCGCCGTAATGCGTATCGCTAATTATTGCAACTTTCATGTGGATGTCTTGGATTAAACTCTTCCATGGGTTGTGATTTAGTCAGATCTCTGCGTGACTGGTTTTTGATGATGATAAAAGTATCTTTATTATACTTACGTGTACCGATTGGTGATTGCCACTTTTTATTGTAGTCCTCACCGACATCAATACCAGAGACTGAAGTTCCGCCAATCTCTACAGTAATTTCATCGTCTTTGTCCCATCCCAATACTTGGAGATAGTCATGAAAATCATGAAGCCAATGATCTTCGGTCATGACTCTTTCTTCAGGATCCAGTTTACCAATCATTCAATTACCTCTCAATTTTTGATGTACTGCATCTTTGATACTGTTATAGTCTGAGTAGTTACCACTGTCAAGTTCATTTGCATCAAAGACTTCATCAAAGTCTGTTCTCTCTAGAATTTTATTCTTAATCTCTAATTGCTTTTTCTCTTGTGAAATTCTTCTCAGGAATGCATAGTAGATAATCTGAGTAAAATATGCAAATGGATTCTTTGACTTCTCAGGATTAAAGTTATGAATGTATCTTACACAATTTTCAATGCCATCACAAATCATGTCATCTTTGAACATGTAGTTCACAAAGTTTGGTTTGTATGACAAGTGATTTGCAATCTTCAGAAAGCATTCACCAATATAACGAGGAATCTCTGGTTTTGGTTCATCATTGAGTTTTGCTTTTTCTACTTTAGCAAAGTAATTCTCAAGTGCATTCAGAAACTCCTTGTTATTTACATAGTGTTCTGCATTTCTGGGTTTAGGCATAACGATTCTTTTTGTTCTTTAAATTATACCACTGTTATCAAGTGTTGACAAGGTATTAAATGTCGTGTAGACTAGGCTTGTCCCCGAAGATAAGGATAGTTTAAGTTTATTAAGAAGACTTATACAGTTTCTCTAGAACCTCTTTCGTATCTCTTACATTTCCTAAGTAACCCATTCTTCTATCAAGCTTTTGAAAGTTGCTTTGATTAGATTTTCTTACATAGTCTTGATAGTTCATAATCATTTCAATGTTCTCTGACTCAGACATAGTAAGAACATCTTCTAGATTGATTAAGAATAAGTCTTCATGAGAAGTTTTTAACCATGGTTCAAACTTATAACCAGTGATAGAACCTCTCGTCTTTATAGGTTGTACACAAATAGGATTAGAAACCAATAACATGGTTCTGTCATCCTCATCAGATGCTGCTACCTTACAAAAGATTTCATCACCACACTTAAGTTTTATTGTGGCGTAAAAATCGTCTTCTATCATACAATCTCCTTTTTCTAGTCTTTTATATCAATGGTGAATATGTCGTAATTAAACTGTTCTGAAACATAAATTTTTACACGTTCAATAAAATGATTCAATGTGTAATTTTTTCTTGAACCAATAGTAAAGTCATCTGCAATATCATAAAGTTTTGCACTAACCTTATCTTTGCCTTTACGTAGGACTCTACCAATACTCTGTAAGTTTCTAACTCTAGATTTTGATGGAGAGGCAAATATTACGTTATGAAGGTTCTTAATGTTAATACCAGTACTGAATGTTCCGTAAGATGCAACAATGATAGCGTCTTTTTCTTTTTCAGTAATCTCCCTTACTTGTTCTCTATCCTCAGCATCTACACCACCATGAATAAAGAATACTTTACGGTCTTCACTTACTTTTTTATTTATTAAGTCAAATAGAATGGCCCCATGAGCTTCTACTCTTGAATATAGCACAAGACTATTACCATCTAAGTCCCTGACAAGATTAGTAATAAAGTTGTTTCTTTTTTCATGAGAAATGAGATATTGGATCTCATCTTCATAAGTATCAAACTTCTTCGGCTTATACTTTAAGACAAGACATTGAATATCAAGTGATGCTAAGTGTCCTTCATCTTGTAACTTCTTAGTTTGAGTCACTTTATATGATGGACCAAACAGTCCCTCTAACACCCATTTATGGGTCTGTGAGCCGTCTAAAGTACCTGTAAATCCATATCTATACTTAGCATGATGTAACTTGTCCATAATGCCAATAAGAGACTTACTTTTAAAAAGGTGAGCCTCGTCACCAATCACAACATCATACTCTTCAAAAAACTTACGTTCTAATTGATAAACAGATTGCCAAGTGGTAATCGTTACATCATTTGTATTGACTCTCTCACGTCCAGCATAGATTCTGTGACAATGGTTCTCTGCATCCCATCCATATTGTTGGAAGTCTTTGAACATCTGCTCAACAAGAGATGTAGTAGGAACTACCAAAAGAATTTTATTGCCACGTGCAACATGATATCTCACCACAGAGTAAATCATGAATGACTTACCTGAACCAGTAGGAGAGATAAGAAGTTTTCTATTATATCTTAATGCTTCGTATACGCCATCTACCTGATAATCACGAGGTTTAATACCTGGTGATATGCTTTCCATATAATCTTTTGTTCCACCCTTGCTTACAAAGTCATTAACTTCAAACGGTGGACCATAGAACTTATTATTTAAAAATTTATATGTATAACCTGCGTTTTCACAAAATGCAATAATTTTATCCAGAAGACCTACATAAATTCTCTTGGTCTTCATATTAAATAAATGAACAAATCCATCCCAGTACTTACTACGATACTGCGGCATGAATTTTTTATTTTCCACTTCAAATGTGAACCTATCCCTTAGTTCATACTCAATGTGTGGTTCTGTTGTAATCTTTAGGTAAACTTCATTTACCTTTTCTATAATCAAATCAGCCATACATATAGGTTCTCACCTACATGTATTTATTACATACATTCAAACTTATAATCCAAGATAATTTTATAAAGAAAATCTTTCATATAGGAAAGTCTTTCTTTTTCATCAGGATTACCGTCAGACCATTTCTCATAATGAAACTTAACTGAATTATACAGAAGATAGACATCACCAATATCTAAATCCATTTCTACATAAGGAGATTCTTCTTCCATTATCCTAATCCAGAACTAAAACGCATAAACTCAATACTATTTTTAATTTGGTACGTGCGATTACCAATTTGCTTGAGAATCTCTTCTATGTATTTTAACATTACATCATAGTACTCAATCTTCATTGATACTGTAGATAACCTCTCATCAGCATCAAGATACTTTGTCATAGTATCTTTGTCTCTAATCTTTTTAGGAAATGGAT